CATGGCAATTTGTGGTTACTGAATAAGCATTCCATCAAGGCTGATTGTGGCAATCTGGACGTTATTTATGATGATGTTAACAAGAATGTTTCTAAGAATGTCACGGAAGTTGCTTTTAGTTCAGCGGATTTCATAGAGATTCCGGACACAGATGCTGTTCTCATTCAGTTGCGATGTATACCACCTGGTCGTAGTTTGCTACAATACTTCCCTTTGGATACTGTTTTATCTGGGTGTTATAAAGGTATTTATATTATGCGATCTCGCACTGGAGTTGTGTCTCGATTACAAATTAACAACATCCAAAAAGGATCGTGTCCAGTGTTTGGCGTCCCCGGATATTTCGGATCAGCTATCCGCCCGACTCAATTCGGCGATTGTGGATCTTTGTGTCTTGTGGAAGTTGGATCAGCTAAGGTGATTTTCGGATCTCATACTAGTGGTGCTCCCAATGGGGGTGTGTGTATGCAACATTTATCTCAAAAGATGTTGAATATTGCTATCCACAAGTTTGAACCTCAGGTACATGAAGGTGTTTTACCAATATCTGCACCAGGTTATGAGCGGGAACTGATTGATCTGCATTCCAAGTCTTGCATTCGATTTTTGGAGACTGGTACAGCTAAGGTGTATGGTAGCTTTGCAGGCTACAGACCTAAGCACAAGTCACACGTTGAACCTTCGTACATATGTGATTATGTCACCCAACATGGTTACAAAGCAAATTTTGGTCCTCCAGCTATGAATTGGCAACCCTGGCACTTAGCAATCAAGGATATGACAACTCCTGTTCATTGCTACCTTAATGATAATATTCGAAAGTGTGAAGATGCTTTTTTCAACGATATTGTTTCGAAATTGGGTGACAAGGTATCCATGTTGGAGGTGTATTCCATTGATGTGGCTCTCAATGGTGCCAGTGGCATCACGTATGTCGACAAACTGAATACTCGTACTAGTGCTGGCAATCCGTTTAAAAGATCTAAGGATAATTTTCTGACTCAAGATTCTTTTGGGAAGATCACAGAAGTAGATAAGCTAATACTTGATCGTGTGGCTGATATTGAAGCGTGCTACGATGCAAATACAAGATATCACCCTCAATTTTGTGGACATCTCAAAGATGAACCAGTCTCATTGAAAAAGATTGTAGCTGGGAAGACTCGTGTGTTCACAGGTGGGGAATTCGCTTGGTCTATTGTTGTTCGCAAGTACTTGCTTTCACACATTCGCTTGATTCAAAATAATCCGTTTGTATTCGAAGCTATGCCGGGAGTTGTTGCTCAATCTGTAGAGTGGAGAAATCTTTACGAATATTTGACAGTTTTCGGCAAGGATAGAATGATAGCTGGTGATTATGGGAAATTTGATAAGCGCATGGCAGCGCCATTTATTCTCTCAGCTTTCAATATTCTTGAGAGA